CCCAAGAAAGGCGCTACTGAATGTGTTTATGATTCGTCCAATGAGGCTAAAACCCTCCTTTTTTCAAAGGTTCGGCTACAACGCCCCAATGGGTATCGACGAAAGTGAACTTCGGCCGTTGGTCATAATACGCGTCCTGCGACGGATTCTTCTGATAGCGACGCAGTGCTGCGGACTTGCTGATCGCGGGAATGTAGATGCAATCGGGACTCGTTATAAGCTGGTCAGGCTCTTTCTCGCCCGACAGCTGCACTTTCCCCAGCTTGTACGTCGCGGGTTTGACCTCTTCGGTAATGCGGTTGATCTCAAAGAGTCGATTGCCGTGACGCAGCGTGATCTTGCCTTTCAGGCGATACGACGTTTCCTGTTGTTTTTTGATCGAGAGTTCGATGTTCTCCCGAAACGTCAGAGGTTCCAATTCTTTCATTCGCGTATCAGTGTTTTTCAGAGTGAAGTTGCTCTGTCAGTTCTTCAATCAGTTGTGAAATACGCTGCATCCACAGCAGCAGTTTGAATTTTAAGTTTTTCATCAATCCTCCCACTTGACCATTAACTCATTGATCTTTCGCTGCTCTTCCGCGTGAATCAGCGCATGTTTCAACGCCGCGACAAACGCCGTATCGTAGTCTTTCAGCGGTTTATCGGGATTGTGGCGACCCGACGGAGTCAAAACATAGTAGCTGAAGACCTTCGGCATATTCGGCAGCTTCTTCATTGGAAACGCCATGTACGTAATGCCCATATCGGCTAAGAACCCGTTCAGATCATACACGCCGATGCAGTCAAACCACTCTTCGTGCCGTACGTGGTTTTGCACGAATTGCCAACGCCGATTCTCTTCGTCCCACTCCGTACGGTAGTCATAGCCCGTATCGCCGTAGCGATGAACGCAAATGGCTTGAAACAACTCCGGGTATTTTTCGGAGAAGCTGCCCCAGTCGATACGGTCAATGAGTCGTGACATTTTTTTTGAAAAATTTTATTAGGAGTAAAGTAAAACGTTCATCCCTGTTATTCAGGGGTTTATCATTTGTCCGGCAATCATTACACAGCAAATATAATCAAAATTATATTACTATAAAACATTCTTGTTATTTAGTTTCAATTTTTTTTCTATTTTTGCTTCCATTATTTTCAATTCACGACTGTGGCTCAAAGAAAACGGAATCCGAAGTACCGATTCGACCGAAAGCGTATAAAAATACCTGTCGGTGTCGCTACGTACTATGCCGATAAACCGGCCGAGTTTCGTACTGTTATGGCTTACTTCTTTTTGAAGCGCCTGACGGCTTCCTCCGTTTTCGATAATTTCAATCACCAAAGCGAACATATCATTTCAAAACAGTACGACGTATCGCATTCGACAATGAAGAAGCGCGTTAAGGAAATGATCGCGATGGGGCTGGCTTGGCGAGACGGCAAGAAATTGCGCCTGATTTCCCGCCAACGTTTTATTGACCGAAACCCGATGTTTTTAACGCAATCGTTTTGGAAGTCAATGAAAGGGTTGAATAAAGAAACGCTGCAAGAGTGGGTTGAAGCTAATGTGATCTCTGAAAAGCAGATTCATTGTCGTTACGCCGAACTAAAGAAAAAAAATCAAGAGGTGTATCTCTCGGGAGTGAAGAAAGTAAAACTCACGGAAGAGCATTTGGCTGAGGCGGACGCGACACAGAAGATCTCCGGGAAGAGATTGGCAATTATGTTCGGTCGCACACATCACTCGACCGGTTTGCGTAAGCAGAAGAAACTGGAAAAGGCAGGGCATCTGAAAATAACCAGATTTGCCCCGGAATTGGTTTCTGACAACGCCGCAAGGTCGGGACTGTCGGAACTACCCTTTCCGTATTTCTTCGCATCAGGGGCCATTTTTAAGGGCATCTGTAACAAACTGGAAAGGAATTGGGAGAGTGGGTAGTGTTTTTTAATTCGGCGAGCCATTTTTAATTAACTCTTTATTACTTTTTTTTGAGCGGGGCAATGATAAATAACTTTTAAACTCAAAAAAAAAGAAAATAAAAAAAATAATTAAAAATTCTTGTTTATTAATTAAATAATAGCTACCCACGTACGTACCTACGGGCTTGCGCCTAATTGGATTAATATCTCCTGATATGTAATTTGTGTGCATTTTTTGGCCTCACCGTTTCCCACGCTTTTCAGCGAGGGTATTTTTGTTTTACCAAACCCAGAAAACGTCATTTATTATGTCTGAAACCATAGAAAAAGTAAAGAAACCAGTCAAACGCGCGAAGCACATTCCCAACAGTCATAAGCCCAATGTGGACGAGATTCACGTTGAAAGCTGCGTGATGATCGTTGACGGGAAAGAGTATCGTATCGGGTTAAAAGAGGATGAGTTTGTGCCGCTCGATCGGTACATGAATCTTCACAACCGTCACATGTTCGGACTTTTGTTTTGGATGAAAACAGGGCGACTGCCGCAACGATATTGGTTTTACATTCCTGCGATAAAGACCTTTTTCATCCAAAATCGTCCCTATCCGAGTGACGAATTTTTGCCCAAGCGACTGTTGAACCCCAAACCGAAGATTATTCGCAAGAAGCGAAAACCGAAGACCGAGTAACATTTTTTCGCTAATCGCTTGATTCTTATTTTACTAAGACATATTTTTGTTATTATATGAGCGCAACGCCTATTATACCCGACGACTGGTCCACGTGGCCCGTTCGTCCTATCGACACCAAACGCAACCGCGATCGGTTTACGATGCCGTTGTTGGTATGGAAGGACGAATACGAAACGTCACCGGAGAAGTATTTGGACTTTGTGCGAAAACTCAGCGATTCACTGCTGTTCGCAGGCAACAGTATCTACGACAAGTGTTACGTGAATCATCCCGACTTGTCAAAGATTGTTCGCGGTCAGATCCGCGAGGCCGACTACTGGGAAGCGGATTACGTGTACGGTCAAAAGTCTTTCATTCCCATTCGGGACAATAATTTCTACGAAGCGGCCAAATCGTTCATGCTCGGTGAGATCACCGGCCAGCCCTTTAAGTTCATCACCAAGAATATCAACAACGAGTACGCGGCCAAGCGCATCAAGCAGGTATCGGACAAAGCGGCCAAAGCCATGCTCAACGTCGCGGCACAGTCGTTAGAGCAAAACGGCATCGGGGCCATGGGCGGCAATCCCTTTCCCAACGTCGATATTCGCGGGGATATGGATGCAGTACTGTCGCGGCTCAACCCGCAGGAAAGTATCGAGTACATTGTGTACGCACTTCTTCAGCATACGCATTACAATCACGACTTTCTCGATATATCGAAACAGTGTTTTGATAACGCGTTTGACATCAACGCCCGGTTTGCCGGGGTGAGTGTGCGGTTCGGTGAGGTCGTACCGGAACATTTGAACCCCACGCAGGTACGGTGGCTCAGCAACGGAGCGATCAAGACCTTTGAAGACGACGGAGTGCTGGCCGTGGGGTATCACAAGTACCGCAGCATCGAAGACACGATTGCCGAGGAAGGGTCACGATTATTCAAAGCGCACGGTATTTCAGGATTGAAAGGCGCGATCGCTAAGATCAAAGATGGCGATGCGTGGCAATACAATCCTAACTACCCTTACGAATCGCTGTACGCCAACACGGCCTATACGTTTGAGCAAAGCGGGATTCAACGGCCCGAATACTTTGAGGACGGCCGTAATATCACGCAGACCATCGGGTGGGACGGTAACTATGCTGATTGGTTTTACCCTGACTTGTATTTGGGCGGCATTCGCCGCGCGGGAGTCATGACACACAACTTTTACTTCAAGATGGTAAAGGATGTGCGGATGCTCATTTTGGTCGATGGAAAGAATACGACGAAAGACGCGTTTTTGAAAAAAGTACGCTACGATTTTGAACGCAAGCATACGGTCGAGTTTCGCAAGGTCGATTCGGACTATAAGCCGCAGAAGGGCGAATACATTGCGTCAATTCCCGTTCGGACGGTGCATCAAGCGACGCGCATCGGCCACAGCGTGTTAGTGGATTGCGGGGTGTACGAGCATACGACGAAGACCAATACGTTCAAGCCCGGTTTTCCCATTGTTGCCCGAATCATCAATGAAAAATCCTTTGTTCAACTGGGCGAAGCGGTGTGCAAGCGGGTCAACCTGCTGTTTCAGCGCATCGATGAGATCATTGTGCAAATGGGTCATTCGACGGCGATATTGATTGACGAGGCTCAGGAAACGGACCACGTAGGGTTTTTGTACAATGCCCGTCGTACGGGAATTGCGCTGTTCAACTCCAACAAAATGACAGGGGGGAACAAAGCGTCGCTGCTGCACATGACACGTTTGGACTTGGGAACGCAGATCAATGAATTGAATGCGCTGTTTCAAACCGTGGGTATGTACAAAATGACCTACGATGCTATGGTCGGCGTGTCGCCGCAAGTGCAGGGGATTCAGCAAAAATACACAGGACTGCAACAAACGCAGTTGAATATCAACTCGCAGAGCGTGTTGAAGCAGCGCAGTTACTTCGAGCATACGAAATTCATGAACGATTTGCTGCAACGCACGGGCGATGTAGCTAAGTCGTACTACGCGGATCACGAAGAAATGTCGCTGATCGTCGATAAGAATCGCCAGCAAGTACTGCGTATGTCGAAGGATATGACGTTGGCAGAGATTGACGTGTATTTGGAATCCGGTTCGGATTTGGCGCAGAAAAAACAAAAACTCGACGATGCGGCGATCCGTGTCCTGTCGGGCTCGGGCATTGACTTCTTTGAGCCGCTGTTGGACATTTTGGGAACGGACAATGTGGCGGAAGCACGGGCGTTGTGGCGTGAGTCATTACCACTCATCAAACAGCAGGAACAGCGCAATGCCGAGCGGCAGAATGAAGCCTTGCAACGACAAGCGCAGGCGATTGAAGATAAAAATCAATTATTGTTGGAAAAAGAGCAGATGATCACTGAGCGGATGATCGAACTGGAAAAACTGCGACAAAAAGGCGAAAGTGATAAGCGGGACGATGAGGGAACGCGTGGGGATATTGACGAAATTAACCAACGGCAGCGGATGATGCTCGATGCGACGCTCAACCCTCCGCCGATGCCGAATCAAAACACAGGTAAATCATGATCCTGTTCATTGACCAAGATTCAGAACGGCCACTGTTTGCCATTGAGCAGTTTTTGAGTTTGAAAGAATTCAATAACGTGCATCGGGATTACGGTCTGATGGGGCTGTATTTTGTCGTGTTGTACGGTTGGAAAGCCAGTCCGTATTATCAGGAGAAAGACTTGAAACACCGAACTCGGCAAGTTATTGCGGCGATTGGCAATAAAAAGTGGTACGACGAGAGTACGTCGCTGTTTTCCTACAGCGGCGGGGCCAAAAAACCCGAACCGTCGAGTATGTCGCCCGACAATGTCGTACTGAAAGCCGCGATCGCCAAGATCAACGAAGTGGTGAAGGTGCCGTTGTTAGAGGCGAAAGACACCTACGAGGAGTACTTGAAACGGGAGAAACAGGATTTGGAAAAAGAAACGAATCCTGATATCCGGAAGAAAATATTTGCCAATATCGAAACGCTTCAAGGACTGCTGAAAGACACGGAAGCGGAGATTGAGCGAAAAATGAAGAGTAAGATGTTTGCGTCGCTCGATACATTTATTAACATGTTCATCTAATGTTCATCTAATGTTCAACGTCAATTATCCTTCGGTCAGTAAAGACAGCATGCGCGCTTTGGCCATTGAGATCCGTCGGGAACTCGCCGCAGGCGGAGCCGTGAGTGATGATTCGCGATTGTCGCTCCGTCACATCGAGTCGGAGATCAAGAAGGAGTACGCGGTGGTGGTGGATGCGGATGATAAGAACAATTGGCTGCGTGGGATTTTACCCGAAGCGAAGCGACTCGCGACGTTCAAGTGCTTAAAGTTGGAAGACACGCAGGATTTTTATTGCTTGTGTTCCAAACAGGGCGGGTCGTTTAAAAAAGTGGTTTTGCCGAAGCTGTACGAGTGGAACGGGGTATCGTTTATTAATTACCTCGGCAGTGTCGATATGACCACGCCTTATACGCGACTGGACTCGCTGTACGCGATGAACGCTACGGCGGCGCATTTGCCCGGTCCGTCGTATTTTATCGTCGGCGGGGCAGCGTACGTGTATTTACCCGTTCAATACTCACTCATTTGCGAAGTGACGCTCATTGCGATTCCTGCGAACCCCGCACAAACTGACGGCTTGTGTTTCGATGTTTTCTCGACCGAATGGGCCGTGCCTGACCGCTTGAAATCACTCACCAAAGAGCGGGTGATGCAAAAGTACGGGCGGAACGTACTGGGGACCGTATCGCAGCAGGATGTACGGAACAACTCGGCCGACGGGAATGCAAGACCGACGGTTGCGAAGGATTAAAGGTATCGAATTCGACACCTTTCGTTGATAGGTTGTTGATACGATGTTGAGAGAAAATATATAACGTATTGATAAACAAGAATCTCTATCAACCTATTGATTGATAAACTTTATAACATGACCGCATTTGACCACATAGGACAACCGACCGTTGCACCGACTCCGACAAAAAAACTCGTCGTCATTGGGATTGACCACGACGTCGATAAACACGGCGTGACGGTGTATATGGAAGAAACCGATACATGGACATCGAGTTCCCGTACAACGTTCAACCTCGTCGGTTACATTGAAGCGTTTTGCGACCGAGGTTATGAAGTCGTGGTGAAGATGGAAGGGTCGTGGTTGGTAGATAAATTTTATTCCTACCAGCGCAAAAAGAAAGTGACGGTAGGTTCGGCCATGAAAATCGGAATGAACGTGGCACAAAACCACGCAGTCGGCCAATTCTTATTTGAGACATTACAAAAAGAACTGGGGAAAAGGGCATTGATTGAAACCATTGCTCCCATTCAAAAAAAAATATTCAAACCGGACGGCAAATGGAACGCCAATACGCGCAATTACTTTAAGCAAGCCTATCCTGACTCGACGGCAACGAACGACGACGAGCGGGATTCGGAACTGATTGCACGGCACGTTTTGACAAATATTTTGCTGGACCGACGTTCGAGAAGTTATAAACAGAAAAATCAACCAAACAACTATTGATCATTATGGAAGAACCGCAAACCTCATCGTATGTAAATGAACACCAAAAACCTGTCGGTTTGGTAGGTGAAGTCAATAAAAAGGCGTTTGATTTATCATTTGGCGAAGCCTTGGAGGAATTGAAACGAGGACGAAGAATCGCTCGGGAAGGCTGGAATGGCAAGGGTATGTTCATTTTTCTTCGCAAAGGAAATGTTGCTGCTGACAGTTCCTATGTAACTGAAACGGATATTATTACCGGCCCTGTAGAAGGAATAGGAGCCATGCTATTTAATATCGGAGATTACGGGACAGTTACGAGATTGCCTAATATCAATATGAAAGCTGCGAGCGGCAGTACCGTTACAGGTTGGCTGGCTTCTCAGACTGATATGTTGGCCAATGACTGGCTTGTATTGCCTTAACGAAGACAAAATCAATGGAAGGATATACGCTCGAATACCTGATTACCGATGTCAATAAGATCGCCAAACGGCCTGATCCGCAGGAACTGTACTTGGTGGTAAGGGAATCGGTCAAATCGGTGTTTATGGACATTGGTATCGAACTGTTGTGCGATTATCAATCGAATAAGATCGAAACGATCAAAGACGGGCGGGTGCGACTGGGGAAAGATATATTGTTGGTCGATAAGGTAACGGACGACCGCGGATTGACAGGATTGGAAACCAACGGCGCGACCGTCGGCAGTGCATTTGCTAAAGCGAATGTATTCTCCTTCAAACAAACGCCGTTTGAATTGATTTTCGGAGAAGATAAGAAGGGACGGGTGAAACTCGCGTACTACGCGTTTTACCTCGACGAGAACGGAGCGTGTATCATTCCTTCGGCCGCGTACAAGGCTTGCAAGTCCATGGCCATTTATGAATGCCTGGACATTGCGAACCGTGACCATCCGTACTGGGCTGACCGATTGATCTATCGAAGCGATGCCCAAACCGAGACGTTTAAAGCCCGAGGACATTTGAATAAAACAACGAGTGCGAGACGAAGTACGACACAGCGATTTTACTGACAATGGTCACAGAAGAACAATTGATTGCAAAACCGATACAGAAGACAACGGAGAAACCTCTTGAGGTACGCCGTTTTTTTGGATGGGGACATCAGGCAAACGAGCAGTGTAAAGAGTCGTTCGTCGTAATCTCCGGCAAGAAAGGGTATCCGTACCCCGGATGTAAAGGGTTTAGATTGCTTTGGATTATTGGAGGCGTTCTTACAGATAAGGAAATATCCAACAAGTCAGAATCTGAGCCGGTTGTAGGTGATGTGTCAATCACAATTCAAGACGAAAAAATTGAAATTGTTTCTGTGGACTATGCTTAGTTCGCTTCAATAAAATAACAATGCAGCGACAGACGGCACAAAATACCTTCTCCGCGGGAATGGCCGCAGATATTGACAAGCACTTGCAAAAGGCTAATACGTATCGCTATGCCCGAAACGGTCGTTTGGTATTTAATCGTGAAGCTGATAAGTCAGTATCGCTGAAAGAAGCGGTGCTCAACGGTCACAGCTTTGTTTTATCGTCTATTCAAGGTAATAGTTTTGCGGCGGATTTTTGCGAAGGCTACGACTTGATTGGTAGTATCGTAACCTCTCGCGGGACGGTTGTGTTTTTGACCGACGATTTTCATTCGGAGATTGGACTCCTCACTGTTGATAATCCGGCAGACGTAAACGGCACGTCGTATCATACGTTGTACAATGACCGCAACGACCCGAACGTATTTAACAACCCCTACGCGCGGCATACGCCCGGCGCGATGGGTGGGGACCGGTTGATGTTGGAAAAGAAAAGTCCCATCCATGGCTATTCGGTGTATGAGAACGAATTTACCGAACGGGTCTATTGGGCCGATGCAAAAAACCAAAAGCGTACGTTCAATCTCAATGACTTTTATACGGATAAGGAATGTACAATCCCTTATCATACGAAGAACTTACCTTGCTTTGCCCCTGTCGTTTACCCTCGATGGATGTCGGCTCACGCGATGGACGAACAGCCCGATTGCGTGATGCCGATTGTCCGTTTCAGAAAACGGATCGAGGGAAAGTTAAAAACAGGCGCGTATCAATTGGTCGTACGGTACAAGAGTCGCGCGGGAGCGGTGAGTCCGTTCAGTCGGCTGACCAATCGTGTCTTCGTTACCAACTTTGCGCTCGACGGCAGTACGTCGGCGGAAACCTCGGCCCTTCGCAGTAATCACCACAATCGGGTGATGGCGGATAAGAACGACATAGTAACGAATGAGGGGTTGCGGTTTGATCTGACGCGCATTGATACGCGGTGGGATGAATTGGAGATCGGCTACGTGTATCATACGGAAGAAACGTCGATGCGCGAAGCCTACATTTTCAAACGATTGAAGCTGGACAATAATTCATCGAGAACCATTGACTTGGTGAGTCACAATTCATCGGGAAATGATATTTTGATGCCCATAACGGCGGATGAATTGAATCAGGTATTTGCAACGGTATTGAGTGTCGGAACAACGATTGAATATCAAAATCGCAACTTTGACGCGAATATCAAGTTGTTGCCGGATATTAAGTTAGATTTGTCGTCGGCTTCGATCGCGCCCGAGTATAAGTACTTTCGGGAAGACGAAACATTGGAACCGGTCTTTAACGCGGTGGACAATCCTGTAACGAAACGAAAAGACAACGACCCGCTGACGAATTCTTCGGTGACAACGGCGGTGATTTCAACGAGCCGCTTTACGGGAGAAACCGATAGTTATACGGTCGATAACGATTATTTGAATGCTAAGGGGCAACAGGTAGATTCTAATTTTCGAGGTTACTTCCGCGGGGAAACCTACCCCGTCGGGGCAATGGCAATTGACCGCAAAGGCAATCCGTTGTTTGTCGATCCGATCATGGATTACACCACGCCCCAGCAGTACGATAACTATCCCAATAATACCTTAACCCGCAAAAACGCCGACGGTAAGTATGACTTGCGTTCGATGGGATTGCGTGTATCGGGGATTCGCATTCGAAAGGAAAATCTGTTTGACGAACAGGGTCGGCTGAATCTGAGCGGATTTATGGTTGTTCGGGGCCAGCGAACGGGAACGATCAAATGCCAGGGGTATTTGTTTCCGACGCTCCAAAGTCCGAACTGTAATACCTCAACAGAGAACGACGGGTACATTCGGCCCATGGGATTCCCGGATAACCTGTTTGACATTAACTACATGAACGCCTCGCGCGGCGATGCCCACCGATGGCGCAGCGGCATGGCACAGTGCAAGGATAAATGGTATGATTTCACCTTCGGTCCCGATCCATTGATTCCCACGGCTTCGGCCCCGTATGTATTTAATTTTCACTCGCCTGACCTGCTTATTGAAGAAACATTACGTGAGATCAACGGGGGTGATAAGTTTCACCACATCGGACAGGCGCATCGGGCATATACTAAGGGATCAATCGAACTGGCCGGCAATAATCTTCATTTGTACACTAAAAATTATCGCAGCGACTTGTTACAATTTGCCAATACAGCGCTCGATAACCAATACATTCAAAACGGTCGTCCGCAAGTCGGCAGTAAAACGCGTATCAAGTACGCTAAACGCCATACGCTGAAAGAAGAGCCGTTATATGCGAAATTTGACCCCGATTACTACACGTACGATTATTCGGCGATTTCGGACAATGTGAAGAAATTCAACGATGCCGAGCCCGAAAGTCAGTGCGGGTGGTTAGGGTTTCAACAACCGAACAGCGTCATTGTTCGCTGTTTGGATTGGGAAAGTGTCGATTTAGCGGAAAGTACCAATCCGTCGGGCCTCGATACCTGTTCGTACCGAGCAGTGAACTGGCTGCAAAGCGAATCCAATACCGACACTGCACCGCGACGTTGGGTATCGACGGGACATTACCAGCCCATTACGTTGGACGTACTGGAACGGGCGCAGAAAGAATATGACACGAACGGCAATGTCGTAGCGTATCGTTTTGACGACATCGAAGTATGGGGCGGGGATGCGTACGTGAATTTGTTTGATTTTTCCCGCTTATATCCCAATATTGACAAGTGCGAAAAAATATGTCGGAATCTTTTTGGAGGCAGCGGTCGCTATTACGATACCGCCTGTTCGCACATTTTACCCATTGAGTCGAAATACAATCTTGCGCTTCGCTACGGACGAAAGTTCGCCGCGAATGCCACGAATCCGTTGAAAACCTCCTGCGACGGAGCCGACTTGCAGTTCTCCAACGGCATCATGCCGCGACAGTCGGAAGATTGGAATTACAACCGAGTATTGCTGTTGCACGAAAGTACGCAGTTTCATTTCAGCCGATTGGAGGATGTGCGGTTAACGCAAAACCGTCCGAACGGCTTGATGTGGTCGCCGGTGAAGACCTACGGGGAACGGTATGATTCGTATCGAACCAAATTAGCTTTAGACTACAAAGATTTACCGGGCGAATACGGGCCGGTAGTGAAGTTATTAAAACATTTTGATTACGTTTATTTTATTCAGAAAAAAGCGTTCGGGGTATTGCTGTTGAACACTAATACGTTCATTAACGGCGATACGGGAGAAATTACCGTCGCGTCGGGACAAGTATTCAACGGACAAAAATATATTTCCAACAAATACGGTACCAATTACCCGCAGAGTATTTGGGAGGCAGAGAACCGTTTCGGCTTTGTCGATGTGTTGAAAGGAGAAGTAATTTCGTTCGGTCAGGAAGGAAGGAATTTGCTGGCGGAAGACAATCAGTTGGATGATCTGATCGCCCGTACGACCATTTATTACCCGACGGCTCCGAATCGCCCTGCAACGAATGTGATTTGCGGGTACGATCAGGATAACAAGGAAGTGCTGTTTACGTTCCGTTACGATGTTTCGGGAACGAAAGACGCATGGGACCGGCAAATGACTTCGTTTACGCTGAATTACAGTTATATTTTATCATGCTTCGTTTCGTATTTGGATGTTTTGCCCGATATTTACGTGAATATCGACCGATATTTATATTCGTTCAAACGAGGCAAAGGGTTATATTTACATAATTTCGGACGTTACGGTTCGTGGTACGGGCAGTATTACGATTTTGTGGTACGGTCAATCGTCAACCCGATGCCGAATGTACGAAAGGTGTACAATAACGGCCATTTATCCGTGAGTGAATCGGCAACAAAACGACTCAAGCGGGTGTGGCATCGCGCAGAAAGCGGCGAGCACACGTTGAATTACGTTGGACGGGTAAATCTGACACTGCCGATCTTAGACGATCGCTTCGAATATTGGGAAGGGCTTCTCTCCTACCCGATGCACGAAGAAGACATGGCGGATTTACTGCCAAGGCTGAAAGGTCAAATTTTGGAAGTGGAATGGGTATTTGATAATTCGTACCAACTGGCAGACAACAAGAACCTGCCGGTATTGCTTCGAAGTTTAGATACCGGGTATCGTATCACGCATCCTGTACAGTACTAAGATGGCAAGACCGATCAAAGATACGCCTGTTTTAACAGGGAAAGATGCGATACGTTTTTGGCAGGAAATGGAAAGATCCAAAGACAAAAAAGTATCGGACGAAGAGTTGAAGCGAATGCGCGAGAGTGCTGCGAAATTTAAGTTGATAGAATAGTGTAATTATCTACTAATATCTACTTTTTTTCCAGAAATTAGTAGGTATTAAACAACAAAATAACTGTTATGTCACTATATTCAGACTCAGCCCCGTTATCAGAGCAGTTCATGCGGCCCCGTTCGTTTGAAGGCAACGGCTTTCAGCGAGCCGTGTTGGGCTTGTCCGGGTATGACCGATTCGGTAATCGTACAGGATGGGGTCGTTTCAAAGAAGCGGCGTTACCCATTGTATATGGCGTAACGGGAGCGGTCGGCGCGGCGGCATTGGGAATCAATCCCGCAACGGGCGCGAAGTTAGGCTCGGCGTGGGGCAGCGGCTTGAATAAGCTATCCAATCTCGGCGGTCAGAATTTACTGGCAGGAACGGACGGGGAACAAGTAGCGAACGATGCCGCAGTCACATCGGCGGCAAAGGGCGACTTCTTCGGCGGCTTAGTCAATACCGCAGCGTCGGCCGTCGGCGGGGCGATGGATGTAAAGGCAGAACAGTCGGCCATTGATACGATGTTGGCCAATAAAATAGACAAAACCAATCCAATCGAATACAGTAAAGCAACCGAAGCGCTTCGGTTAAAAAAGCAGCAATACTTGCAGGGGCTGTCGGAAAGCGGCATTCAAACCTTGCAAAGTATGGCGGCATGGCAGTCTTCCCCTCGGAGTTTGAATGCACCGATGGGGACGACTCGTTTTATGCAATTTCGCACAGGCGGGGTACCGACGACCGTATTGGAAACGGCTCAATTGAGTCCCTCGTCCTTAGTCGGGTTTGAAGCGGCGGATTTAGCACCGACTTCTGAAGCCACGCCGATGATAGCCGAAGAAGCGCCGGCAAGGTCACTGCCTGTGTTAAATCGCATTGCCAATGCCGAACGGTCGGGGTACAATGCGGTGAATCATGTCGGTCCCGGTCATTACGGAAAGTACCAGTTTGAACCGATGTTGATTCGCAAGTACGCGGGGGTATCGGAGCAGGAGTTTTTGAAAAGCCCGAAGTTGCAGGAAGAAGCGATGCAGCGGCGATTATTCGATCTCCAACAGGAAGCGGCGAAAGTAAAGGCGACGACCGGCAGCGGTTTGTCGCTTGACGATATTATGGTAGGGGTTCATTTTAAAGGAATGGGTCAAATGAAAAAAGAATTATTGCGTCCCGGATTGCTCTATCGTGCGACAGACAAAAATCCCTCGACGGCGAATTATATTTTCAATCGCAGCTACGGCCACTTTAAGAACGGCGGTTCGGTAATGCGGTCTTTTGCCGTCGGCGGTACGACGGTGGATGTAAAGGCAGATGTGGGTTATACGCACTACGGTTCTGACGACACGACCGAGGATTATTTCATGGTCGATAAATCGGCAGCTAAGAACGCGGGACTGGAAAAGGTGCTGGAAAAGCTGTCGTTCGGGGATGCGCGTTACGGAGAGCGCATTTTTGATCAGGACAGCAACTTATTGATGAGTTCTGTATTTCAATCGTCGCTGCCGAAAGAGCAGAAGGTAAAGCTATTGGGCGAGCATGTATTGGCAGAAATGGGGACGCATGACAATTCCTTCATTCGAAATGCAGGCGTATTACAGCGTTTCCAAAAAGGAGGAACGCCGAATGATCCGAGACTATTGTTTGATGAGAGAAAGGATGCTTATTTAAAAAGAATCAATCAGGCACTTGAAAATTTAACCGCATTCGAGGATGGACCGATAAAGCAGGGGCAACCTTCGGATGTGGATGTAAATAAGTACAAAGAGTTTTTGCTTAATCAAAAAGAGCAACTTCAGAAGTTAGAGTACGGACAACAGGTAGGCGTTTCTTATGG